ATCATAATATCTGCTCACAGGTCTGCCACATACAGCACAACCAATTAATTTTGCATTATCATACAACCCAATGCAAAACTTACATCCTACAGTCGCATTATGATGTCTGTGATGTAAATTGATAAAGTTACTTGCTTCTCTAAATGTCACAGGCTTAATTTCCATCACTCTTCGCCGTCCTTCAAAGGCTGATTCCAACATTTAACGCAGTTACCGTCTTTTCTGCAATCATCTGCACCCATAAGTCCTAATCTATAAGGACAAAAATTGGGTGTTCCGTCATCTTCAAGCGAAACATTCGGATATTTTTTTAAAAACTCACTTAAATAAGTTTTCTGTGGATGTTCGTCGCTCCATTTCTGCACAATTGCAACTGCCTTTTCGGGATAGTGCGTTTCAAGACCAAAACACGGTTCACCTATGTCATTATTTGAATGGCTCAAAGGGCAATCTAAACAATCAAGTTCACATATATATTCACCAGCATTTGGTTTATGTTTTTTCGTCATCCTTTGCTTTTCCGCAAGGTAATTTTCAGTTCTTGAACAATCAATCATTTTCTTTATCCTCCTTATTTATAGTTCTTCGAGGGATAGCTTTTCACGCTCAAAATCCACAACTTTTTTCAAATTTTCTTTTTCAAAATAAAATATTACAGGTTCTTTTATTTCTCTGATTAAGCCGTATTTCTTAGCTAATCTAAAAATAAAAACCTTTTCAAGTCTTGATAGTATTTTACCTAATTGCTCTCTAAAATCTTCAACCGACATTGTAGATTTATAAAAATTACACATTCTGCAAGCAGGATTATAATTTTCAATATCGTTTGCACCGTCATACCAATACACGCTCTGTATATGGTCAACTTGCATTTCCTTTAACGCAAGTTCACAACCACAATAAGCACAATGGCCGTTGTATTTTTCGTAAACTTTTAGTCTTGTAGATTTTGATATATGCTTTCTTTTCGGCAATTTATATCACACTCCTTTTTGATTTAATATCGCATATTTTCTCTGTGCTTGCTTAATTCTCGCAGCTCTGCAGTCATTGCAAATGTCATTACTTTTTCGTTCATAAAAGGTAATTCCACATCTTTTGCAGAATTATGGTTCTATTCTATTAAATGATGTGCAGCTGTCGCAGTCTTTTTCGTTTGCCGTACAGCCGTTTATGTTATCCCAATAGGTACAATAATCTTTTTGCCAAAATTCAGCGTACTCACTCTCAACATTTGAGTTCTCTTTCGCAACACATTTAATTTCACCTGCAAGCATAGATGACAAGACTTTTACCTTCTCCTTGTCCTCATCAGACATAAACCTCTTGTATTTAATCGTCCTGTCCGGAAGATTATCTCCAAACTGACCATTGCCAATGTATGCTCTTACCTTATCAAGCATTTCAGTCAAGTAATAGTCAAACACTCGACCTCTGATAGCTTTAACAGATTTGCCAAGCACATCTGACATTTCTTCATACTTATAGCCTGATTTAATCATTTCACCAAGCTTCTTAAATTCTTCAGCCGTCCACTTTATGTGATTATTTGCCTTAACTGGTCGCTCCTTAATATCAATGTCTAATATTCTTCTCTGTATTGCTTCTTCCGTTCTATTAAGCAGTATCGATAATTCTCTATAGCTATATTTATGTTCAGCAAGAAATTTCTTAAGTCGCTCATCTTCAACAGTAGTCCAAGGTGATGTAATAAATTTATGGCTGTGTCTTATATCAGTTCTTCGCTTTTTATCAACCCAATCAGGTTCTACACCAAGATAATACTTTTCAAATTTGGAGAAATTCAAAAAGCTCTGATTCTTGTATGCCCATTCCCAAAATTCATCAATATAAACTACCTCAAACTTTTCTTTCTGCCTGCAAATCGTATGTAGAGGAAGGCCTCTATTTTGTGCCCAAGAAATTTTGATGTAACCTCCGCTACTTTGATTACCATAAACAGCTTCGCTCAAATATGATAGAGTTACATATCTTTCTCCACAGCTCAGAAAAGTTCCAAGCTTTAATTTATTAACTTTGTTAAGTACCGAATAAACAGAGCGTGATAAATGTTTTGTAATGTTTTTTACACTAACATTTCCCCACGCATTCCGTAAGTAATCAACCTCTTCCTGCGTCCAGTTCCTTCTCATTTTTTACCTGCCTTTTTCTTTTTTCCTGCTTTCTCGCTGTCCCACACGCTGTCTACATAATCGTCACTAAGTGTACTTTTGTAATTCACAGAGTTAAGATGTTTTTGTATGTGCTCGTTATAACGACCGCTTGCTTTTGCTTCATTTAATATGCTTTGAACATTCTCTTCGCTTCTGTTCAAATCCGTTGCAATGCGTGATATCGAATCATCTCTGTATGTATATAAACATATTAAAAATTCTGTATCGGTTGTCAGCGGTCTATTTAACTGCTCTTTTCTGTGTAACGCCGCCTCGGCTTTGGCTTTACTGACACAAGCTGAACAATATTTTGTTGTTTTTGCTCTTGCGGTAAATTTGTTACCGCATATTTGACATATAGCTGAATACATTTATTTCATCTCCTCCAAATCTTCAAGTCTGCAATACAACAATGCAGAATTAGCGTTTAAATCCTTTATTTCAGCCTGATAATAAAACTTTCCTGTTATGCCTCGTCTGATGATACAGCCTGTCAGAATGTATTTTGCGCCGTTGTAAAGCACCTTTCTTTCAAGGTTTCGTTTAACTTCCGAAATATTCACAGTTCCTCAATCCTTATGTAAATACCTGGTACATCTGCCCAAAACTTTTCGCATATCTCACTTGCGACAAGTGCGTCATCAGACCAAAAGCCGAGAGCGGTCATACAGTCTTTCAGCATTTTTTGCAGATTGTCCGTGTCAGGCTTTGTTATACGATATTCGCCGTCCTGATGTTTACCACGAGGAAAACACCACTTTGTTATCAGTCTGACAGCCGACTCGTACGGTTCTGACGGTTTAAACTTTGCCAAATGTGATGTGAGCTTTTCTCTTGCCTGTTTCACCTCGGGCGGATTATAAAAAACAGGTTTGCCGTTTTTTACCATAACCTTATGTTCCTGTGCAGTTACAGTCGGCGGTATCATCGCCATAAAAAATTTCATTTTTAATATTTCGCTCCTTTAAAGCATTAAAGTTACTTTTGATTTTTGAATTTTGCTTTTAGTCACAGGTCAGGGGAAGGAGTTGTTGTGCGTAAGCTTCGCACAACTACTTCGCCCCTGTGACCTTTAGGGAACGGAAACCGTTTATATATACGTAGTATATATACTTTTTCTTTCCTTCGGAAAATCTCGATAATTTATCGACTTTTTCTTCCCTGTGGAAAAGGAAAATTAATCGACTTTTTCCTTTCCCTTTAAACCTGTTTTGCCGCCATCAATCCAAAAGTCACCGTGCTCTTTTAGTCGATTTCGCACTGTCTTTTCGGTAACGCCCAGGTATGCAGCAATGTCGTTTATATCAGCCTGACCGTCTGTTTCTTCTGCAGTAAAGGCTGTCATAACTGCCTCTTTGCGTTCTTCTTTACGGTCTGAATTGCTCTTTTTCTTGCTGAAATTCTTTTTGTAGGGCGAGCCTTTGATGTTAAAATCGCCCTCAAAATTGCAGTCTTTCAACACACCTGTTGTATCGGCTCTGTGTATAGGATAATCAAACCACAAATTCAGAGCATCAAATTTTGGAAATTCTCTTAGTGTGCCCTCTATTCGCCACGCTGTGCGGCTCTGTACAGCTTTATTTGACTTAGCTATATCATTAAGCATTAGCATGTATGACTGCTTAGGAAGAGCATTTTCGGCTATATCAAGCATTTTAGAAGCAGTAACTAAATCATCTTGAGAACATAACTCATCAATGTTTTTATTAAATCTGCTTATCCAGTTTTTGCATATCGCACAGGTTGCTTCGTCTTGCTGTTGCTTGATTAGATTATCGCCGATTTCAAGCTGTGTAAGGTCAAGAAGTGCATCAGGGTCACGAGCAAAAACCCCCGAACCCGAAACTCTATCCATTGACTTTTTACCGCCTTGAGAACCTTTTGAGTGGTGATGGCAATAGATTACCGCACATCCGATTTCTGTACATACCTTGTCAAACTGGTTGCAAAAGTGTGCCATTTGGTCAGCACTGTTCTCGTCACCGGTAATTACCTTGTATATTGGGTCTATCACAACCGCTATAAAATTGCCTTTCAAGGCTCTGCGTATAAGCATAGGTGCGAGCTTGTCCATAGGTACGGACTTGCCACGCAAGTTCCAAATATCAATTCTGTTGAGATTTTTCGGTTCAAGTCCCAGTGCTTCATATACATCCTTGAATCTGTGAAAACAGGAAGCACGGTCAAGTTCAAGATTTACATACAAGATATTTCCTTGCGTGCATTGAAAGCCAAACCATTTCGTGCCCTCTGCTATTGCTACACACAATTCGATAAGTCCAAAGGATTTGCCGGCCTTTGAAGGACCACCAAGCAACATTTTATGTCCTTGTCGTAAAATACCGTCAATAAGAGGCGGAGCAAGTTCGGGAGGATTTTGAAAAAAATCTGCGAGGTTTTCGAGGTCAGGCAAATCGTCGTTGATACTCTCCACCCAGTCTTTCCACTCGGAAAAATCGGATTTACCGATGTTTGTGTCAATGATAAACTGCTTTTTGCCATTGCGGATAACACCGGGCATACGGCTCAACCTTGACGGATTGCGGTTCTGTTTATCGATTTCAAAGCCGTTTTTACGGCATACATTGTAAAGATAATCAACCTTTTTGCGGTACTCATCATAGTTTGCAGCATCAATCTTAACAATAGCGTGGACTGATTTTCCGCCCGAATAAACAAGCACCGCAACAGGCAGCTCAAGCTCTCTGATGATTGCATTTTGTTCTTCAAGAGCCATACAGTCAGATTCCACCAGAGCGTAACGATAATCGGTTACATTCTCGTTTTTAACACCCTTACCGTCCAACGGATTAAACCTTATCCACGCTCCTGCCTCGGGTTTGTAATCACCGAATACATTTGAAATATCACCGTCACAATTGTTGAGGGCGGCAATAAGCTCACCTGCCGTACGGTCACAACTGCCCTTTGTAGGCAGATATTTAACCTTGCCGTTATCGTTCTTCTCCCAAGTTTCGGTTACATAGCCGACATTTTCGGAGCTGTCAAAGAGGGTTTCAAGGTAGGTTACAATTTCATTCACAGGATTCCAGTTTGCAGGCTCGTGAAACTTTACACCCTCACAGGCTGTTACTCCGATATTGCCCTGTTCAAAAGCAATTTCATCATCCCAACCAAGCTCTTTCGATTCCCGAAAAGTCATCCCTCTGTCCTTAGCCATTTGGATTATTGTGCCGGCTGTAACCGGTGAAGCAGAGCCGTTAAAGCTCTGCCATTTCTTTTCACACTCACCGTTGTGATATCGGCTGTCTGCTCGGCTCCAATCGTCCCAGTCCTTTACGCTGTATCCCTCTTGTTTGAGTGCCATTCCGACATTTACCCATTCTTGGTAGTCAAGCTCTGATGGATTGATGTATTCAAGTGCATTAAGTAAGTCCAACCGTATTCACCTCGCTTTGCGGTACATATGTTTTCGGGTTAATGTTTTTCGGAGTTCTCCAACCGTTTGCGGCAATCCTTGAAATCAAGGCTGACGCTTCGTCAAACTGCCACTTGCCCACATGCTGAAAGCCTCTGCTTTCAAGCATACGAATTTGTTTAGGTGTGGTTAAGCCCTCAGTTCTTCGCTTTTCGAGCTTGTCAAGAATAAGTTTTGCTTTGCCGGCACTCTGAATTTCATCAGGGAATATTCCGAGCTTTTCAAGTTTTGCTTTCTGTTTGTCTGTTGGCGGAGAACACTCCCAGCCGAATGCAGGAACATATCCTGCAAGGTCCTGCGCCTGAATCGACATTTCATACTGCAGCGGATCTACAAGTTTGCGTTTGCGTGTTCGCATTTCCGCAAGCTGATTTGCAAGCGCCTCTTCACGCTGAGCAACAACATCTTCACTTGCTTTTTTCTCTGCTTCTTCAATATCGATCGGACATCCTGCCTGTTCCGATAAGTTTTCGGTCATCTTTTGTGCGACTTCTTCGTTGCCGCAAATGAGATGTGCAGGTCTGCAAAGTTCGTGTCGCTCTGTATGCCATAAAAAGTCGAGCAGCAAAAGCTCCGTCTTGTTTGGAGCAAGTCTTGTACCTCTGCCGACCATTTGGCAGTAAAGCCCACGCACCTTTGTAGGTCTTAAAACAACAACGCAGTCAACACTTGGGCAGTCCCAACCCTCGGTTAAAAGCATTGAGTTACACAAGACATTGTATTTATCGTTTTCAAAGTCCTGCAATATCTCTGCTCTGTCATCGCTGTTACCGTTTACCTCTGCCGCTTTAAAGCCTTTTTCGTTCAAAATATCTCTAAATTTCTGCGATGTTTTTACAAGTGGTAAAAACACAACAGTTTTACGGCTCTTACAGTATTTTTTCATTTCTTCAGCAATCTGATAAAGATACGGATCAAGTGCCGTATCAATATCACTTGCTTTAAAATCTCCTGCCTGTGTGGCAACTCCCGAAAGGTCAAGTGTAAGCGGTATAGTCACAGCTTTAATCGGTGACAGATACCCCTCTTTGATAGCCTTAGGGAGTGTGTATTCATACGCAAGCGAATCAAATACTGTTCCTAAATTTTTCATATCTCCTCGGTCGGGTGTTGCGGTAACACCCAACACTTTCGCATTGTCAAAATGCTCAAGCACACGCTGATAGCTGTCGCTGATTGAGTGATGTGCTTCATCAATAATGATTGTGTCAAAATAATCACTGTCAAAGTTTGACAGCCTTTTCTCACGCATAAGCGTCTGCACAGAGCCTACAACAACCCTGTTCCACGAACCTATACAACTTTGCTCGGCTTTTTCAACCGACGAATTAAGTCCTGTTGCTTTTTTGATTTTGTCCGCCGCTTGGTCGAGCAATTCTCCACGGTGGGCAAGTATCAGCACCCTGTCACCTCGACGGACACATTCTTCAGTGATTTTTGCAAAAACTATTGTCTTGCCGCAGCCTGTAGGCAAGACAAGTAATGTTTTTAAATTACCGCTTTCCCATTCAGAGAAAACGGCATTCTTCGCTTCATTCTGGTACGGTCGTAACTGCATTAAAAGCTACCCGGTGTCCAGTTATTCGGCGTCGCAGTATTTGGCATTGCAGGCTGTGTGTTATACTGTGGCGGATATGTAGGCTGTACATACTGCTGAGGTGCAGACTGTGCTACAATAGGCGATACGGTTGTCACTTGCTCATCATAAGCGTAGAAATACTTGATGTCATTTGTTACGCCCTCTGTGCCGTCATTCTTGACATATTTGCGGATGATAACCTGACATTTACCTTTCTTGCCGATAATGCCTGTCCAGTCCATACGGAGCGGTTCGCCGTGTTTTTTCATTGACACGGACAAAAAGAGCTGTGACAGCTTCCATTCAAGCGAGGAGTGCAGTACGAAATTAACTGTAATTTCTCTCATGTCATCTGCTCCCCATACATCAAAAGTCACTTTTGCCATGTTGCAGGGTGGCAGTTTACCTTTACCCTGTGAGCGAGCACGCTCAACCTTTGCTACTGTAAAATCATAATTACCCTCGGGGAGCGGTTCATAATTTCCGCCCTCTTCGGTTATTTCGTCATTCCAACCAAATTCTCTATCCATTATTCATCTTCCTTTCTTATTCAAATGGTAAATCTCTGTTGTTGCTTACTACCTGAAAGACTTTATCCCAAGCGCCTACTAAGCAGCCTTGAACAAAGCGTGGGTCATAATTTTTAATCGGTGTTTCATAAGGATAATGCCCTTGTGTAAATACTGCCTGTCTGATTTCGCTTTCGTCAACTCCGTTTGCTCTCATAAGATCGGCAAGAGCTTTTGGAATATCGTCAGGAATATTAGGCTCGTATAACGGTTTAGGCTGTGCAACCGGTTCAGTTACAGGTGGCTCAGGCTGAATTGGTATAGGTGCCGGCACAGTCGAAGCATTCGGTTCAGGTTGAGTAGGCGTAACTGGGGCAGTGTGGTTTGAAACTGTATTATTATTAAAAATATGTGAAATACCTGAATAATCAAACTCCATTTCCTCAGGCAGTCCGTGACGATTTTTAGCGTCCCAACAAGGGTGATGAAGTGTGTACATCACTCTGCCGCCACCTTGAGCTTTATATTTTTTTCCGTCTTTATCCGATGCGACCGCGATAGTTTTGTAATTAGCGAAAAGCACCATATCCGCCCATTCTTTTACAAGCGGAGAAATCTGTGAAGCAGTCTTTTTGCCGAGTTTAAGCTCCCAACGGTCATACTCGCCGATTTCGTCAGGCTGTGAAAATTTGCGGAGTTGTGCGTGTGCGGTAAGCACAACATTGATACCTCTGTCAATCAAATCTTCAAGGCTGTTCAGGAATCTGCCGAACTCCTCTTTTTCATAAACATAGCCGTTTCCGTAACCGAAATCTTCAATACCTTTTTTGCCGTACTTTGAACAAATATCGTCAATGCAAAGCTGTTCCGCCCAGTCAATTGTATCAATAACAACTGTTTTGCATACAGCCGGATTGTTTTTGATATATTCAAGCTGACTTTTGAGCATAGTCCACGATGTCGGTTTATCCATTCTCGAAACATCAAGGTTTTTTGTACTGCCCTCTGTGTCGATAAACAGAGGGTTCGGAAACTGCGAAGCAAAAGTTGATTTGCCGATACCCTCGGGACCGTAAATTACAACCTTTTGAGCCGACTTGATTTTACCTTTTGTGATGTTCATTATCTTACCCCCTGTACATCTGAAAAGTTGATTTTATTGCCGTCAACATCAATGACAACATAGTCGATTGCGTAATTGAGCAGTTCGTTTGTAAGGTCCTGTATTGACTTGCCTGTCATACCTGCAATCAAAACAATTCTTGAATAATTTTCGGGCATAATCTTGACTTTGGTATAACCGCAGGCAAGCTCTCTGTGCGGATTACATTTGATTACGCATTCATTTGTATTTGTATTTGTTTTTGCTGTTGTAGTTCTTGTAGCCATAATTAAAACTCTCCTTCTGTCCAAGTTGGTGTTACTGCAGGTGCGGTTGTTTCGGACTTAATATAGCCGTCCTCAATGATAATTGAGCATTCATCGCCGTTTGAAACTCTTGTTGCAATAGCCTGCAAGCCCTCTGATTCAAGCCATTTTGCAAAGTCTTTGAGTGTGTCAGTATCCATTTGTTCGAGCTTGTCAAGCAGGACAAATCCGCATTCGGGATTGAGCTTGCGAACAATTGCTGTAGCGACACGAAGCTGTTCCGAACCGCTCATGTTGTCCCACTTAAAGCCGTTGTATGTAAGCTCGCCCTTTTCAACTGATAAGCCGTCAAGGGGCAAATTTGCGTTGTTGAGCAAGTCATATTTTGTTTTGCGGATTTTTTCAAGCTGTGCCGTCATATCGGCGTACTTGCCGTAATATTCCTTTGCGTCCTCATCAGCTTTTGCTTTATCGAGGTTTGCTCTGACTTTGCGGTTAATTTCGTCAATCTCGGTAATGTTTCTTTCAAGCTCTGCCGTGCTTTCATCGTGCAGTTCGGCAACGGTCTTTCTGCTCTGTTCAAGCTGTGCAAGCACTTTTGTAAGCTCGGAATTATATTTCCTCAAATCCTCGTTAAGCCTGTTGATTTCGCTCTGCAAATTATTGGCACGGTTTTCAAGGTTATCTTTTTCTGCTCTCAGACGGTTATTTTCACCGTTGCGTGCAAGAATTTCCTGCTGTTTGTTGATAAGTTCCGAGGCTGACACAGGTTCATTCGGCACGCCCTCAAACTCGGGCATTTCGGCGGCAAACTTTTTCTTTTGGTCTGCAATCTGACCGATAGCACGGCGCTCGTTATATACTTGTGTTTCTTGCGTTTCAAGCTCGTAAACTCTGTTGCCTACACCGATAATCTGCAGGAGCGTGTCAGCTTTTTCCTTGCCTGTTGCATTCATAAATTTTGGCAGGTCAAGAGCAAAGTTGCTGACAAATGCGTCAAGCAAAGCCTGTCCGCCTTTGTTGCCTAAGGTATCAATTACTTTAAGGCTGCTGTTCTTACCGCTGCGCTCCACAACAATACCGTTTGAGAGCTTGATTTTTAGATGTGGCGGAATTGTTGAACCCTCACGGTACGGAGCAGACGGAGCGAAACGATTACCGCCGAGAGCCCATGCAATTGCGTCAAGAACAGACGTCTTGCCCTGTCCGTTTTTACCGCCCAACACGGTAAGTCCGTTTTCGGTCGGTTCATAAGCAACCGCCTTTACTCTCTTAACATTTTCAATTTCAAAAGCTGATATTTTTACTGACATTCTTTTTTCTCCTTTATATCTTGATTTTTTGAGTAAGAAAGGATATAATCAAGGTGGTTATATTGTTTATATCCTTTAAACCGTTGAAGCTGTGCGAGAGCTTCAGCGGTTTTCTTCTTTTGCGCTTAAAATGTAGTTA